GCAAGGAATCCGATATCGTCTGGGACCTGCTGCTCTCGAACCCCGAGTTTACCGACGGGTCGACCGTGTTCTCGCCGGAGCATGGCAACTTTGTCACCCCTGGGACCCCGATCAACACCGAAACGCTGGCCGCGGGTTATGAGGCGATGGCCTCGCAGACCTCGGAGTCGGGCGAGTCGCTGTCGATTGTGCCGAAATACCTGATCGTCGGCCCGAAACAATCGCTCGCCGCCTATCAATACACCTCGAGCAATTACACCCCGACCAAACCGGGCGACGTCGCTGACCCGCGCAATCAGACCCTGACCGTGATCGTCGAGGGCCGAATCAAAGATTACCGCTGGTATCTGATGGCGGATCCGGCCGACGTCAACTCGATCGATTACGCCTATCTCGAAGGCGAGGAGGGCGTTTTTATCGAAACCCGCGAAGGTTTCGAGGTCGACGGCCTGGAAACGAAAGCCCGCCTTGTGTTCGGCGCGAGCTGGGTCGACTACCGCGGCGCCTACCTGAACCTCGGCGCGGCGACCCCGGCGAGCCTTTCCGCACCGGCCGGCACCCAAGCCCAGGCATTGAGCGCGAAAGCGAACAAGGACGCCGAGGCCGACGCCGACGCCAAAACCACCGCCAAGACCAAATAACGGAAATCCGGCCAGCCGGAAACCCGGCTAATTGAGAGGGCGACACCATGAAAAATTTTGTTCAATGCGGCGACATTCTGACCGCGCCCGCGCCTGCAGGCTGCGTCAGCGGGGGCGCCTACCTGATCGGCTCAATGTTCGGGATTTCGGCCTACACCGCCGAGGCGGGCGAACCGGCCGAATTCAAGCTGACCGGCGTGTTCATGCTGCCGAAAACCGCAGCCGAAATGTGGGAAGTGGGCGACCCGGTCAACTGGATCGCCGGGACCAGCAAGGTCGGCAAAGGTACCGGGCAGCTGATCGGATTCGCCGCGGCGCATGCGACCAACCCGTCGGACGTCGGCGCCGTTCGCCTGAACGGCGTGTCTGTTCCGGCCGCAGTGTAAGGAGGCGCCATGTCGTGGCAGGGGATGGCAGACCGGGCGGCGCGGGCGATCCTGCGCACGTTCGACGAAAACCCAGTCAGCGAGGTCTGGTTTCTGATCGACGGCAATCCCGGCGATTCGCACCGGATCGAGCAGGCGGTTTTCGATCATGCCTACATTGTGCAAGACCCGCAGACGAACGCGATCGTCAGTTCGAGGAACCCGACGCTCGGCGTGCGCCTGCAGGACCTCCCCCGCCTGCCTTTGCCGTCTGATCAGATCCAGGTGCGTGGCACGCTGTACCTGATCGATGACGTCATTCAGGACGGCGTCACCGCCGCCGTCCTCATTTTGCGGGAGGCGTGACGATGGCGATCGATACGCTGCACCCGCGCAACAAGATCCGCGACGCCGCTGTCGCCCTGCTGCGCAGCTATTTCGAGCCCGACATTAAGGTCTATTCGACCCGCGTCAGCCCGTACCAACACAAGGAATGGAACACCGAACTCCCGGCGATCGCCGTTTACACGTTGAAGGACGTCGGCAAGGTCACGGACGCCGCGCCGCGCACCTATGAGCGGCATTGCGAGCTGGCGGTCGAGATCCTGACCGAAGGCAAGGCACGGCTCGAGGTGATCGACGCCAGCCTCGACAACCTTTGCAGGGCCGTGGAAATCCTGATGCTTGCCGACGACACCCTCGGCGGCACCGTGAACGATCTGCTCTACGCCAATACGGTCATGGATTTCGGCGACGTCGGCGACCCCAACGTCGGCGCCGCGCGGATCGTGTTCGATGCCGAATACCTCGACACGCAACCGAACGAAGCCCAGGCCGACGCCCTGCCCGATCTGAAACGGGTTTGGGTCGATTACTCCCTGGAAAACAAACAACCCGACCCGCTGGATCAAGCGCATTCGCACATCGAGGGCCTGTCGCCATGACTACCGCCATTTTGAAACCCGCGCCGGGCGCCCGTGTGCGCTTTCCGAACAACCCGCAGCGGCTGCTGAAAGAGGACGGCGATCGCGTCGAACTCGACAGCGCATGGCGTCGGCTGATCAAGGCCGGCGACGTCGAGGTCGTCGAGGACGCACCACCACCACCGGAGGGCGGCGAAGGCGAAGGCGGCGCACGTTCCGCACGGCTCACTAAACGCACCGCGGGGGATGAATAAATGGCTATTTCATTCGACACCATTCCGGGGCCTAGCAACCTGCGCAAACCCGGCGTGTACAGCGAAATCGATAACAGCATGGCGGTCAGCGGCCCGCAGGGCGTGACCTATCGCCGGCTGCTGATCGGCACCATGACCGACGAAAGCACCGCCCCGGCCGAGCAGCTGGCGCGCGTGACCAGCCCCGCCCAGGCTGACAACCTGTTCGGCGCCGGCAGTGTGCTGTCGGGCATGGTCCGCGCGGCGTTCGCCCAGGACACCTATACCGAACTGCAGTGTCTGCCCCTGGCAGATCCCGCTGCAGGCGCGGCGGCGACCATGCAGGTTACGGTCGGCGGTACCGCCACCGCGGCCGGCACGATCTATCTGATGATCGCAGGGCAACGGGTCGACGTCGGGGTCAGTTCCGGCGACGCCGCGGCTGACGTCGCGACGGCGATCGCTGCGGCGATCAGCGCCGATACGTCCCTGCCTGTCACGGCTGCAGCGGCCTCGGCGACCGTCACCCTGACCGCGAAAAACAAAGGCGAAACCGGCAACGGCCTCGACGCCAGGGTCAACTATTTCGACGGTCAGACCCTGCCCGCAGGGCTGGATATGCCAATGGTCACGCCGTTCGCCGGCGGTACCGGGAACCCGGACATTTCCGACGCCCTGGCGGCGATCGGTCAGGAATGGTTTCAAGTGTGGGCCACCGCCTACACCGACGGCGCGAACCTGCAGGCGCTCGAACAGGAGCTGAACAGCCGGTTCCAATGGGACCGCGAAATCGAGGCGCATGCGTTCGGCGCCGTGCGCGGTACCGTCGGCGCCCTGGCGACCCTGGGCAACGCGCACAACTCGCCGCACCTTGTCCTGATCCACGCCACCGGCGAGCCCATGCCCAGCTATGAAAAGGCCGCCGAGACGGCCGCGATCGCGGCGAAATATGCGGCGATCGACCCGGCCCGCCCACTGCAAAACATCAATTACAACTGGTGTCTGCCACCGCAGCAGGGCGCGCGGTTCACGGATAGCGAGCGTAACAGCCTGCTATTCGACGGGATCGCCACGTCGAAAGTGACCGTTTCGTCAATGGTCGCCGAGCGCCTGATCACGACCTACCAGTTCAACGCGGCCGGCGCCTCGGATATCAGTTACCTCGACAGCGAAACCCTGTTCACGCTGATGTTCCTGCGCCATGACTGGGCTGACCTGGTGCGCCGGAAATATCCGCGGGCGAAGCTGGCCGACGACGGTACCCGCTACGGCCCAGGGCAGGTCGTGGTCACGCCGAAGACGATGGCGGCCGAGGCCGTGAACCGGTTCCGCGACTGGGAAGAAATGGGCCTTGTCGAGAACGGCGACCAGTTCAAAGCCGACCTGATCAGCGAGCGCAACCTCTCGGACCCGAACCGTCTCGACATGCTCTTACCGCCGGATCTGGTCAATCAACTGCGGATCGTCGCCAACAAAATACAGTTCCGCCTGTAACGGAAACCCGGCTAACCGGGTTTCCGGGTACCGGATTAAGAATTTCGGAGGGTCGCAGAAATGGCACGAATCGGCGGGATCATCAGCCTCAAAATCGACGGCGAGAGCTACAGGGCGAAAGGGAATTTCACCTACTCGCTCGGCGCCAACAAGAAAGAAATGGTCGTCGGCGCGGACTCGATCCACGGCTACAAGGAACTCCCCCAGGTTCCCTATATCGAGGGCGAAATCACCGACAGCGCTGAAATCAGTATGCAGGCGCTGCGCAACATCGTGAACGCGACCGTAACCCTGCAGCTGGCGAACGGGAAACTGATCAGCCTGCGCAACGCGGTCGAGGCCTCGGACGGGGTCGGCAACACCGAGGAGGGGAACCAGTCGGTCAGGTTCGAGGGCATGTCGGCCGAGGAGATTCGCTGATATGACCGCCAAGGCAAAAGCGCAAAGCGTGACCGTCGTCCTCGCCGAACCGATCCAGTTCGGCGAGGAGCTGATCACCGAACTGACCCTGAAACGGATCAAGTTCAAGCACCTGCGGACGATTCCCGACCTGAACACGATGACCACCGAGCAGCTGGGCAACCTGCTCGAACGCATCAGCGGCCAACCGCGGGCCGTGATCGATGAGATCGACATGGAAGACCTGGACGCGATCGGCGATCAGATCGCAAAGATTTTGCCCGCTGGCCTGAAAACTGGGCGGACATAGCCGCCCTTCTGGCGGGGTCGCTGCACGTTCCGCCCGAACAGATTGATCGCATGAACTGCGATGACCTGCGGTTCTGGTACCGGCGAGCCGAGGACTATATCGCATGGCAGACAAAGAGTTTGGGCTAAACATTGTTATCAAGGCGATCGACCAGTTCACGGCCCCGCTAAGGAAAGCCGTCGCCGGGATTTCGGCCGCCTTTGCCCCCATGACTGCCAAGATCACCGCCCTCGGCCAGAAAGCCGGCGTCGGCAAGCTGGCTGGCGCCGTGGGCGGCGTGACAACGGCGGTCGGCGGGCTGCTCGGACGATTGGCGCAGATCGGCGTCGTCGCTGCAGGGGCGGCCGCAGCCGTCGGCGGCGCACTGTTCACGATGGCGAAGAACACGGCGGATTACGCCGGCGAACTGAACGACCTGTCGAACGCGCTCGGCGTGTCGACCGACGCCCTGCAGGCCTGGCGGTTCGCGGCGAACCAGACCGGGGCGAGCAATGAGGACTTAACCTCGGGGCTCGAGGTCCTGAACAAAAACCTCGGGCTCTACGCCAGCGGACAGGGCCGCGCAAAGGACGTGCTCGCCGGCTGGCATATCGAGCTAAAAAACGCCGACGGCTCGGCGCGAACCCTCGACGACATTCTGCCGGTCCTCGCTGATCGCTTTAAAAAGATGGAAAACCCGCAACTGCGGTCGGCGGCCGCGGCGAAACTGTTCGGCGGCGCGGGCGCGAAGCTGCTGCCGATGTTGATCGACGGCTCGAAGGGCCTCGAGGATATGCGGGCCGAGGCGGAAAAACTCGGCCTGATTCTGGACAAAGACGCGATCGCCGCCGGCGACGATTTCGGCGACAGCCTGGACAAGCTGCCGGGGGTCCTGCAGGGGATCGGGAACATTATCGGGTCCGCGGTCATTCCGACCCTGACAAAGCTGTCGGACGCCCTGCGCGGGCTGATCACCGACAACATGCCGGCGATCAAGGAATGGGCCGCGAAGTTCGGCGAGGAGCTACCCGGCCGGGTCAATCAGATCATTGCGTCGCTCGGCGATCTGAAAACCTCGCTCGAACCGCTGATCAAAATTTTCACGTTCCTGTCGGAAAAAGTCGGGCTGCTGAACATCGCGCTCGGCGCCCTGGCGATCGTGATCGCCGGCACGCTGGTTTCATCCGTGTCCGCCCTGGTCGGCGCCCTGGTCACGCTCGGGACCGTCATGCTGACGACCCCGATCGGCCTGTTTATATCGGCGATCGCTGCGATCGGCGTCATCGCCTACACCGTGTACAAAAACTGGGACCAGATCACCGCCCGCCTCGCCGAGAAATTCGCCGAGGTCAAAGCCGCGTTTAAAGAGGGGTTGATCGACGGGCTGATCAAGGCTTGGACCGAATTCAACCCGTTCACGCTGATTTATGAGGCGTTCACCGGCCTTGTGAAATTCCTGACCGGCTGGGATCTGGCGAAGGTCCTCGGCGACAAATTCCGCGCGGCCGTCGCGTCGATCCAGGCCGCTATGCCGGACTGGCTGAAAAAGCTGGTCGGCCTCGAGGGCATGACCGGCGAAACGAGCGCCGGGAGCGCTGGCGGGGGTACAGGGACGGCACCAGACCCGACCAGCTTCCCAGGCGCCCAATGGGGGCGGCCGCGACTCGGCCCGCCCGTGGGCGTATTGGCTGCAGGCACACCGGGCGAACCGGGCGCACCTGGTCAACCTGGACAACCGGGCGTCGGGACCGCCGGACAACCGGGCGCACCTGGTTTGCCAGGACTACCCGGCGCCGCTGCAGCTGCCGCGGCACCCGGCGCCCCTGGCGCCCCTGGCGGGATGGGCGCCCCTGGTAATACCGCGCCGTCAGTCCTGGCGCAGCAGGCGGCCATGATCCAGGCGAAGCCGCAAGAGGTGAAAGTCACGGTCGACCTGAACAACGCCCCGCCCGGTACCAAGATGCAAACCGAGGGCAGCAAGGGGACGAAATTCGATACGAACATGGGGTTTTCAATGCTGCAGCCCGCGACCTGATAGGAGAGCGCGACTATGTACTACATCGACGGACCCGGCGCGACGGCCGACCACAAGTTCACCGAAGGCGATCCCGCTGCAGGCGTGGCCGCGACGACCGTGACTGACGATTTCATGAACGACGTGCAGCAGGAAATTCTAAGCGTCCTCGCCGCTGCAGGCATTGCCCCCGCGAAGGGCGTACAAGACCAGCTATTGAAGGCGATCCAGGGCGTCGGCGGTACCGGGATTTTCACCACTGCGCCGCAATTCGATAACAGCAAAAAAGGCGCGACGACCGAATTCGTGAAACGGGCGGGCGGGACTTACGCCGGGAAAGTGATCTACACCGCACACCAAGACCTGCCACCGTCGAGTGTCGGCAAATTCGTCATGTTTAGTACAGGTTCCAACTTGTTCGCCAATTTGCCGTTTGTGGCTCAGGTTCCCGATGCCTCTAAAGTCGCGATCTACAACAACACCCTGACCCCGCTCAGCATAAGCCCCCAGGCGGGCGAAGTGCTCGGCGCGCTCGGGAATGGCGGAAACCCCATTGCTAACTACAAGCTGCCCCCGTCTGAACTGGCGGTTTTTAACTCCACGCCGGCCGGCTGGCTGCTGGAAGGCGGCGACGCGATGCTGGTCTATTCCCCATTGTTCGCCAACTCCCTGCAGGGCGCGGGTTATCACAAGTTCCCCAGCGGTTTAATTATGCAATGGGGATATGCGGCCGGGACTACCGGCCAGATGGCGGGGAATTACCCAATCGCTTTTCCGAACAATATTTTTCATGTGGTCGGGACTATGGGCGATAAAACCGCCGGCGCCACCACTGCGATTACGTTGTTCATTACCTCGTCCAGCTTGGCGAACAAAACCACCATAAACATTCTCCCCAACGGCACGGACGGCCTCGGCACTAGCCAATGCCATTACATCGCGCTCGGCTGGTAACTCGGAGTAAACCGTTATGTATTTTGCATCGCAAACCGAGCAAGGCTTTTACACCCCGGATATTCACGGGCCGCGCACGATTTTTATTGTCGACCCTGCCTGGGTCCGTCCCACAAAAAACATCGTTTTAGCCCCTGGTGAAAGTTACGACGATTACGCCAACGATGTGCATTTGATCAATGAAACCGACTATTCCATGACCGTGACCGTCCCCGACCCTGATGCCGTGCCGAGGACGATCGAGGAACCCAACCCTAGCACCAAGATCCCGGCGGACGCGGTCGAAATCACCGACGAACAATGGCTGACACTGATCAACGGACCCGGCAACGGCAAGGTCGTCGATTGGTCGGTCGTGCCGCCCGTGCTGATCGACCCACCCGTCACACCGTTGACGGCCGAGCAAGTCGAGGCGCAGCGCCTGCGCGCCTATGCCGACCCATTCACCGGATCCGATCGCTATTTCGCCGAGGCCGCCCGCCTGAACACCCAAGGCGCCACCGAGGAAGCCGCGACCGTCACCGCTGCAGGCCTCGCCCGTTATGAGGAAATCCGCGCCGTGTATCCGTGGCCGGAGGAATCCCCAACCCGGAAAACCAAAGCGAAAAAATAATCGAGGTGGGCTATGGGCTGGCGCGACAATTATCGGCAGGCATCTTTTCGCGGCGCGCCGTTTTTTGTGGCGAACGCCGATTCGGCCTATGGGCGTCGGGTCGCCACGCATGAGCACGCGCAGCGCGACGTGCCCTATAACGAAGACATGGGCAGGAAACCCCGCGGGTTTACCGTCGACGGCTACCTGCTCGGCAAGGATTACAACGTCGCCCGCGATAACCTGATCAAGGCCTGCGAAACCGCCGGCGCCGCGACGCTGGTTCACCCGTACCGCGGCGATCTGACCGTCAACTGTGTCGACCTGCGCGTCTCGGAATCCTCGGCCGAGCTGTCGTATTGTCGTGTCGCGATGACGTTCGTCGAAGCCGGCGAGGCGAGTTTTCCCAGGACAAAGATCGACAGCGTCAACGCGATCAGCAAAAAGGCGATCGGCCTGCAGGACATGAGCCTAAACGGTTTCATCAGCAAGTTCGTCACCGACGGTTTTCCCGGCTACGTTCTCGACTCGGCGGTCACGACGGTTCGCAAGATCGTCGATTTCCTCGAGAACCCGGGCGTCACCCTGCTCGGCAGCGTGCCGGCGATCAGCCGGTTCTATGCAAAAATCAACGCGCTGCGTGACCTGGCGCCTTCCCTGGTGCGCAAGCCCGACCAGCTCGGGGCCAGCCTGCAGAACGTCATGCGCGACATGCGCCCCGCGTTCGGGACCAACGCCGGGAAAGCCCTGGACAACACCTATAAGGAATTCAATGCGCCATGGGAAGGACCGGCCGACACGCCGAGCCGCGCGCAAGAAAAGGCCAATTATGACGCCCTGCAGGACCTGACCCGACTGACCTCGATCGGCGAGGGCTCAATTGTCGCGGCGATCAAGGGGTCGAACGAACCCAGCACCCCGAGCGCGTCAACGGGCTCGAGCGGTTCCACCGGATCCGGCGGATCGACGGACGCGACCGGGTCGTCGATGGGCTCAACCGACCCCGCCGACGACAGTTTCGAGAGCCTGCAGGAAGCGCGCGACAGCCGCAACGAACTCGAGGCGGTCATATCGATCGAGGAGGAAAGGACCAGATTCGACCCCGTGTTTACCGCCCTCGGCGGCCTGTCGGCGGAAATCGTCAAAGGTATCCCTGCGCCAAACGTGCAGCTGCCGAGCCTGGTCGAGTACGCGCCCAGGACAACCCAGCCGGCGCTGAAAGTGGCGCAGATCCTGTATGACAACGCGAATCGCGGCGACGAAATCG